CCATATCCTAAGGAGAAAATGATGTCTCACCAAAATAGTCGTGAACATTTGTTTGATGTTTGTCCGCAGTGTTGTTATGCTGCAGCCAGAATCATTGCAAATGAACTCGGTAAACATTCCGAGGCCCTCAATCAAGCGTACTACGACTTGAATGTGGGTTCCCATGATTCTTTCGATGCCTGTTTCGAGACTTGCCTTGCAATTCGGCTTCACTACCGACTCGTCGCACGTCGTGCGGCGCAGAAGGAAAAGAAGTCGCGTTACGATAAGCAATATCGTGCAGACATGAAGAAATGGGGCCACAGCCTGTATTGGTTCAGACGTCAGGGCGGTCAAGAGGAATGGATTATCCCTCTCGACAAAACCCTCTCCAAGGACTAACAGGATTGTTTAGAAGCCCAGTATTATAACGGGCTCCAATCTCGTTGAATCGCGTAACAAAAGGAGTGACGTAATGCTTGAAATACAGTGGGATATTGTAGCTGCCGCCGTGATCACAGCTATCCTGATTATCTTTGGAGTAACTTCAAAAGAGTTATTTTCCAAAGACATATCGGAGCTAGCCCGTGATTTCACGTGGAATCTACTTACCCTGCTGGTCATTTCGAGTCTTACCTTCTTCCTTGCGTACGTTATTCATGAGATTGTCGCGGCGTTTTTGCAAGCGCTCGGGGGTAGGTGATGTTTCCGTCTCCTATCCCTAAGTACATTGCAGATCACCCGACATACGCGTCATGGTTCGACGATAAACTAAGTCGTGAAACGTTAAACGGATCAGAATGGATCTCTATCCTTCTCCAAGACTCGAAGGGGAATTATGTTTCCGGAACTGCGACTCTTCCTTACCCGGAAGTGCTCGCATCATCCGAAACTATCCCTTTAAGTCAAAAGAAAGGTTATATCCTCTCTCTGATTTATTACGTTGTGCTCCAATCGCGGCTTGTCTATGTAGGGTCAGTGCGGATACGCCTTAGTCAGCGTAAACTCGGGGAAACCCCTGTAGACGTTAAGGTGGCAAAGCTGATTCTGCCGTATAAATCTGTTGCTAATGCACTTAGTAATAGATCGAAGCGTCTTCTGTTCCAGGAGACTCTTCGGCGTAGAGCAGGTTGGAGTTCTTCCGCCCCAACACGTCCGAATGAAAACGTGCAAACTCCGTTCCGTCGTCTTATTGAAGGTGCTGACACCTCGGGGGTATATCACTTAGTAAGTGATGTAACCACGAATCGTCAAACATCGTCAAGGACCTGGACTGGGGTACGCACGCCTAATTTCAGACGTAAGAAGGTAGAAGGACAATTACCTGTTAATCCACATACTGTTCGTATTGTGGAGGAAAAAGGTGGCACATGCATTTTTCATACTACACGGTCTTCGGACCCTCTGTATTATGATTTTGAATTGTGTCACCAATCTCAGTACTACGCCCTACCTGGTGCTCCGGTGCATTCAGCCTCAGCATCTAGCAAAGCGTTTGCTCGACTTGCCAAGAAGGTGGGTACGATTGAAGGTAATCTAGCCCAAGACCTTGTGCAATATAAGCAGACAGTGAACATGATTGCAGATCATGCAACACGTATCACCCGTGCTTATGGCGCTGTGCGTCACGGTCACTTCGACCATGCCATGAGCATCCTTTATCATCCTGCGCAATCGAAATATAGTCGTGGGAAGCCAACATCTATAAAGGATAGTACAGCCAATAACTGGCTTGCTCTCCAATACGGATGGAAACCTCTCATAAACGATATTCACGAAGCGATTGAGCTGATTAAAGCTCAGAATAAGAATGATGAAGGATCTTTGCAAAAGGTTGTGGCCAGCTCTACTGTAAAGAGTGAAACGAGTAGTGACTTTGATATATGGGGCACCCCTGGCTATAAGGCTGGTACGGTTGACACCGTTACCAAATCTACAGCAAGGTACTACCTCATGTACAAACAGTCGTCTACTCTAACTAACTACTTGCAGCAAACTGGTTTTACGAACGCTCCCAATCTTGCTTGGGAGGTGCTCCCTTATAGTTTCGTTGTAGACTGGTTTTTACCTATCGGCCCATGGCTGGAGACCTTGTCTTTATGGCAAGGTAAACAGTTCGTGACCGGTGGTTTGACCAAATTTACGCGGAGCTATTCATATCATCGGATTGACTACGATACCGACATAGCCGGGTCAGCATTTCATGTGCGGGGCAGAGGTGAATATATTCGACGTGACGTTCTCTTCGATCGGACTGTCCTCACGGACTTCCCTCGGAAAGAGCTTCCTCGTTTGAAGAACCCACTCTCTATAACCCATGCTTTGAATGCTGTTGCCTTGCTAGTTGTTGGTTTGAAGAAGTCAAGCAAGATCCGTGACTGATGTTCTCTATATAGGAGTAACTGATGCCCGCTCAAGCTGACATCAAAGTCGTTGGTAATGCTGTTGCTACCACTACGTTGGATTATGTTATGAAAACGCAGAACGCAAACGTTGCCACAGACATCGTACTTAGCTCAGTTGGTGTAACCAACGAAATAGCCGAGTACGTTAACCGCGCCGGTGGTATCATGGTCGGTTACGACAGGTTGACGATACACGTACGCAAACCCACGAAAGTGGCGCGAGTTTACAAAGTGTCGATCAAAATGTTCGCTCCAAGGTTAGCAACCACGGCTGTCTCGACGAATACCGGTATTGAACCGGCACCGACGAAGGCCTATGAGTTGCAAGCCCATCTTGATTTTCTGCTTCCTGAGCGCTCCACCCAAGCCGAACGTATCCGGCTGTATAACATGGTGGCCTCGCTCTTTGCAGTTACAATCACCGCTTCCGATGGGGCACCCAGTGATACAACGGGTAGCCCTGTCGCGGCGGCGATCACAAACCTCGATCCTCCCTATTAATACGGGTTGATTTTGGTCTGATCAGATAAGGAGAAAAGTTATGTCTGTTAAGCAGCGTGACCCTCAGTTTCTTAAGGGTCTGAAGTCCTACCGCGTTCCTGACGATCTAACATCGTCGGCTGTTTGTAGCTTTCTTGAATCCCTTGACTGCCCTAGGTCTTTAGCTGTCTGGCTCCTTTATAAGTACGGGGAGCACGAGCAGCTTGTTGACCTTACGGTTAATCCTCTAGATTACCAGAGGAATAGTTTTCGGGACGCTTACATCGCTACTGAATTCTTGTCAAAGTCCAAGTTTTTAAAATTGGACCGAGATTTGGATAAAGTAGCTCTCGACAAGTTCGATGAATTTGAAGAGCTCTGTAAGTGCACAAACAATCGCTTCCGTTACCCCCTCAGTGACCAGCTTAAAACGCCGGTCACCGTTTGGCTGCATAACGCAGTCACGCGGAAAATTGAGAGGATACTTGGTGATTTCGACCTTCAGGATGTTATAACACAGGCCAACTGGGGTCCTGGAGCATCTACGCTGATAAAGCGCAGAGATGCCAGTTCTCCTGCAAAGTTCCAGTACGAGACTGGAATAACGCGCGACTTGTTCTATTTTGTTAACCAGCCTATGTCACTCTGGTACCCTGGATGGGTTAAAGAGCTGGCCGGAAGGGAAGTCTCCTTTCAAGTTGGTAATAAAATTGTCACTGTGCCTAAGAACGCAAAAACTAACCGTGTTATCGCCATCGAGCCGGGACTGAACTTATGGTTCCAGCTTGGTGTCGGTAACGCGATCGGTATGCGCCTTAGGAGGTGCGGTATAGATCTTCGGGACCAAAGTTCCAATCAAAAGCTTGCCTTAAAAGCGAGCGTAGATGGGAGCCTAGCGACCGTTGATTGTACCTCTGCAAGTGATTCCATTGCAAGAGCCGTTGTTGAGGAGTTGCTACCTCCGCAGTGGTTCGAGTTTATGGATATCTGCAGATCGCACTTTGGTATGCACGGC